TAGCTCCTGCATCCCAATCATTATCAAATGGGAGACAGTCATAGGCCTCAGGGTGGTAGAATAGTTCCTCTAATCCTTCAAATCCAGGGCCCTCTTCCCCACCTGTTCCAAATGCAATCATTGTTCCAAGTGTCTTTGAACCCTGTCTCATTGTAGGCATGGCTACCTCCCAAGCTTTTAGCAAGCCTGAGAATGAACCTGACTCTTCGAAGAAGATTAATTCCCCTGCTTTACCACGTATCTTATCTGGGTCATCTTTTAAGCTCACCCCAATTATCTGTGACTTAAATCCTAAAGTTACATCAGCCCCGTTTACATTCTTCTTGTACCCTGATTGCTTATGCATCTCCCTATCGATCAATCGTGGTTGACTCCATGCTGTGTTATCATCAACAAAGGATACAATATCCCAAGCCTTAGATAACATACCGTCCCCAGTCAAGTATTGCTTGTCTGATGCAAACACAAAGTTCTTACTATTCCGTACATGGAAGTAGTTTCTGCACAACATTGCTGCAGCCTTGTAAGAGAAACCTTTACGTCTAGCTTTTAGCACTACCATGTGCTTGTTCTCTCTCCTTGCCTTATCTACTGCATTAAAGTACTCCCAATCCCCATCATAAAATGCAGGGAAACTCCTATCACGTCGTGAGATCACCTCCCCGTCTGGTTGCACTTCATCAATTACTCTATCGATAGGACAGTAGTTAAGATAGAAGTAGTGAAACCCTGATAGTTTAACCCCATTTACTTCATACCCATGTAGGCATCTAGTCTGCTCATTATCCCAATAGTCGTAATATTGCTTTGTACCTGGGAGAGCACCAGTGTACCACCCATTCTCTTTGTAGGTGTTAGCTGCTGGACTAAATAGGTGAGTATCTTTTAGCATTATTCACTGTATTTGTTAGTCTTGACCCCTGCTCTGTTAGGGTTATCCTTAGCCTGTTGCTTTTGCACAAGCTCTTCTAGTCTATCCAGACCCTCAATTACCTCCCCAATCTTAGATAGGTTAGCAACTAAGTCCTTGGCTTGGTAAAGCAGCTTCCCATTCTCATCCATTGCTGTGAGATCGATATCTTTAAAGTATCTCTCTAGCTTATTCACTGCAAGCCTAGCTGATTTAAGTAGCTTGATTGCATGTGTGTCTGCCAGCTCCCTGTATTTCTGCAAAGCTGCATGTAAACCTGGGGATGATTTTACCTTTAAGTCCTCTAATAAAATCTCTTTTCTTTCTGCCTCATCATAAGCTGCATAGTTTGACCTATGATCCACAAAAAAGTAGACAAATGCTAACTCCTTTACAGATAGTTTTTCAAACTCTGGGATAGTCAGTGCATAAGAAGATGGGATGACTACATTATTATTTACTGTTAGCAAGTCTTTCATTTTTCCGTCTGGTTCTTTCGTTTAGATGGGCTATTCTTTCTGCTTTTGCAGAGAATGCCCCAAAGTAATGCAATCTTATTGTTGGGAAATCCCCTGTTTTCATAGCTTTAGCTACATACTTAAATTGATGAAATACAATCTCCTCAATCTTGTTCAAGGGAAGACCATACTTAGTAGCTAGCTTTTGTATGATTACTTTTTCTTTGTTCATTTGTTTAAATTAATCGGTTTCCCCGACTCCCCCACTACAATCTTATCCCATCTTGACGGAGAATCAGGGCAGTTGGATGTTCTCCAGCTTGCTTTAGTTTCTACATAGCAACCACACAGCCCACATTGGTTTGATTTCTCAACTAAGTTTGGGCATTCGTGACAAGCCTTAATCCTTTTCTCATATTGCTCAGGGGTTACTGATGGCATCCCAGCTGCTACGTACTGTGCAGATGCTCTAGCAAAGTTTGCAATCATCTTAAAGATGCTAGGGGTCTTGTTTTCGTTAGTCATCGTGATTCACTGTTTGGTATTCTATTATTTCTAGCTCTATTAAATTCCCATACTCATCCTGTATGACAGTCATAGAGAAATAAGGGGTATCAAAGAAAGATACCACCTCAGTAGAGTTGCTAGTTATGATCATTTTGGGAGAATATGGATGGTGACTTCTGCTGAAGTATACCCTGTACGTAAGAGAGGGGAAAGCTCATACCCGTTCTTAGTCTGAACAATTGCTTTCTTATCCTTTAATCTCTTTACATAGTTATTCAATGTATTGTGATCCTTAATCCCTAGATTCTCAGCTATCTTTTTCTTGTTTATCGGGGAGCAGAGATTTACAGTCTCACTAGAATCTATGAATTCAGCTAAAACTTTAAGTTCTGTGTCTGTTAATTCTAAGATTCCATTGAATACCTGTAAGAACTTTAGAGTAGTATCCGTTTGGATCTTAATCACTTTCGGTTTCTGTGGCGTCTTCATTGGTTATTTCAATTTTAGCTCTTCCTTCTATTATTCTGATTTTGCAAGTCTTGGAGTACATGTTAAATTCATTGATGTGCTCATCTATGTTCTCTCTTGAACACAAAAAAGAGAGGAATACCTCAAGCTCTTTAGCAGCTTTTAGTATCCCCTCTTTAATTTTTCCCCCTGATTCGGAGTTTAGTTTGAGAGATTCGTAGTCTTGCAACGATATTGTAACACTCCCATTAATCATTTTTTGATAACCCCAAGAAGCATAAATTCGTTAACCATTACAAAGGAGCCTTCCTCAATATCGATGATTACACCAGTAGTTTCAGGGTGAACATAGACCATGTCCCCTTTAGCAACAGATTTACATTCTGGACCTGCAGCCACAACCTCTAAAATGTTTGACTTAAGAGAGTTTGCTGCTTGTTCTGATAGCAGGATTCCGCTATCTGTTTTAGTTTTAACTGGAAGTGGGAGTACCACCCAGTCACGTGTTGGATTAAAATTCATGTTATTAGTGATTTGCTACTGCAAATATAACAACATTCTTTATATAAACAAATTTATCTGAAAATTGCTAAATAAAGAGCAGCTGATGTGGTCACCCCAACCCCGATACTAAGGATAGTTGTCTTAAACTTTAACTTCCTGTTCTCAGATTTAAGCTTCTCGAGCTCTAATCTCTTTTCCTCAGCAATGGCTTTGTCCACTGCCTGCTTGTTTAAGTAGAGTTGCTCTAACTCAGAGATGTTCTTCACCTGAATCCCTGTAATTTTCCCGTAAATCTGTACTTTCTGTCTCTCCAGACGGAACAACGTATCCAGTTTATTGGCCGTATTGTACCAATAAATCATGGAGTTGAAGTTTAGATTAATTAGCTGGATCTGAGAAGTTGATAACCCGGGTATAGAATCCGGATTTAAGGAGGGAGTCAGAGGCTTTGAGAGTTTCTGACAGTCTGCGGTTACCACGCTTAGCATCATCACTAAGGATAGTATAAACTTCTTGAGTGTAGTATTCATTTACTATAGGTTGAATTTGGATTAGAGTATCTGTTAAGGTGTTTAGAGAATCAATCTTGCTGTAGAGAGAGTCAATCATTATAGAATTCATCTTGATCTCTTTTAACAGGCTGTCATTGATCTCCTCTAGCCTTGTTTTTGTTGGGCTTTCTAATGGCTTGTTACAGGTTTTAACAGTTATTGTAATTATTGCAAGTAGTGATAAAACCGCCACTGACCACGATGCTATTTTAATCATATTTAGTCTGCTTTTTTCCATCTTGTTATGTGAATGTTTTTGCTTAAAGGTCTAACTTTTCTGTAAACCCCATCTTTCCCCGATCTAGAGTCTCTGGCCCCAGCATCGTTGGTATTCCCCTCAATGGTTACAACTGAAGTTTCTTTAACTCTTTCTACAATCCCTGTGTGCCCAATCCCTTTAAACCTACTATTTCTAAATTTAGAGTAAGATAGGGACATAACTAACACGTCATTTCTTGTGTAGTTAGTTGTGACAAATCTCCCGTTAGTGAAGATTACATCATCATGATTGTATGAGGTTGGGGAGTAGCCTGTAACTGTGTTGGGGATATCAGCCAAGTCTAAGATTGTTCTTACAAAGAATGAACACCAAGCATAGCCAGGTCTCCATCCTCTTTCAGCCATCTCTGCTTGTAATCCCTTATCAGTAAATCCT